TTATTGGTCGTAGTATTCGACATTGCATCTTTTCCTTGAGTGATATCTTTTCTTTTCTTTTGTACATCAAGTAATTCACCAGTTAAATCACCGGTTTGTTTTATCATATTAGAAAGAACTTCAAAAGCTCTAGGGTGTTCTGTTTCTTGCGCAATTACTGATAGATGTTCTAATGCTTCAGTAGATTTACCAATTAAATCTTTTAAAGTTTCCCTTACAAGATTAACATCGGTTTCGGTGTCGTGAATAATATCTTCTTGTCTTGACTCTAATTTTTTCTCCGGTCTCACTGGTAAGTTAGCTGCCAAAGCTTCTCTCATTTTATCTCTTTTACTCATAATCTAAAACTCGGACTTACAAATCCAAAAGTGGTCGTAGCTGTAAATGCATTTGGCGAATCACTTGCTCCTGTTGTAATTCTAACTCCGTCATCAGGTGTAGCATCTGTTATCATTGCTGAAACCGAAGGTGGATTTGGTGATGTATGAAAATATGCTTCTGCGGTTTTAATAATAGGTGATTTAACAACTTCACCATAGAAGTTAACTTTCATTACAAAACTTAATGTATATGTTAAAACTCTTGTGTCTTCATAAGAACCTTCATAGTCATCATCGACACTAACACTTTGAAGAACTATTGGTACATCCATAGATAAACCAGGTCGATGCATATCTTTAATTGCAACCGTGTAATCAGGTTTGAATGTGGGTACTATTTGTTCTAAAACTTGTAAAGCAGTGTCTTGGTCTTTACCAATGATAACTAAATC